TACGGAAATAGCCGCCATAGAGCTTTCAGCCTTAGTTACAGCTATTGATGGAATTGAAAATGTTGTTACTGATTGGGCAGAAGACAAAGCTGCTATAGCATGCACGGCTACACTTTTTGGTAATGATTTAATTTCTTTACTAGTGAGTTAATTTTACACATTGACTAATGCAAAATACTTTCTTAAATCGCGTACACTTTGGATAATAACAATAATTGCCATAGTTTTTTCATTTACCCCTTATGTGGAACACTTGGCTCAAGAGCATCCTGGTATATGGACTGGGATGCTTTTGTTCGTTTTTACATTTTTGAGAATAATTTCACAAAACAAATTAATGTTCATAATTGATAAAGATAAATTGGAAGTACCAAAATGACAACATTTCTAGCTACTGTCACTTTGTTGACACAAGCATTAATGAAATTTCCGTTAATTGAGAAGGTTGTTCGCGATATTATTGCTGCTGCTAATAAGGCAATTATGAATTATGACCAAGCACAGTTTGAAAAAAAGCTCAAAGAGGCTGCTGAGAAAGCAATAACTGAAAAGGATACTTCCGATTTGGAAAAGCTTACTGGGAAAAAGCCATGAAAATATTGTTATTAATTCCTGTATTAATTCTATTAACTAGTTGCCCCGCAACCATGCCTCTATATACGGGTAGATTTTACCAGGGTGATTCCGCGCGCGTAGGAATAACAAGAAATAATCCAAATGAACCCTCTGAATTTATTCCAGCAACTGATCCAGAATTTGACAAATATACTTGCACCAAAACGCAAGATCTTATTAATTATTTAGCCGAAGTTCATAAAGCTTTAAGTAATTGTAAATGGAAAGGAGATAACAAAGAATGAAGAAAAAAGCAAAAAAGACAATAAAAAAAATAAAGGGTTAATGACATAATATTTGTCATGTCACTCCCTTCATTTTGTTCACCCCAGGAGTTGTCAATATCTTTTTATGACAGCTCCTTTTTTCTTATTATTTAATAAAAAATACAAGGTAGTCAAATGTTGTCTGGTTTAGGAACTAAGTCGGACATAAAACAAAAACCTGGTAAGGCGTTAGTAAAAGTATTCTCACGTGAGAAGAGGTTAGCTAAGTCTACGACCCAGGAAGCCCACTGTCTTTAGACGTGGGTGGTTCACGCTAGTGTTGGATAAGTTTGCTCTGGAACTATTACAGGTTTCATCTGCTCTTGAACACTTCTTTGTATTTTATTCATTATGAGAAAGACATCTTTAAAAGGTTTTTCGCTTATAATTGTTAATAATTGATTTAATTCATCAATACTAAATTGCAAAGTAATAATTTTTTGTTCCATAAATATGCACACTCCTTATTTTAGGGTTTTACAGGAGATATATTAGCAGCGGTTGCGGCATCTGTCAATTCCTGTTTCTTAGCATCTAAAATTTTATCATCTTCCGTATCAAGATACTTCATTGATGCTATTAGATTGGCCGCCATGTTTGCTATTTCTTCATACTCTTTTATCTTAATTAAAGCATCTTCCAAAATCTTTTTTGCATCATCTTTATTCATTATAATATCTCCTTTATCTTGGTGTTGTGTATCTAATACCGCTAGTATGATAATCCACATCCATAACTCTTGCCGTTGTTCCTACAGTTTTGCGTATAGAAAGGCTTGGTGTGATCAATCTTCCTGCAGCTATTGGTATATTAGTCGTGTGTGTTGCCACCAATGTTCCATTGATATAAAAACCCACACTTGTTCCAGCAGCATTTATTATTGCTGCTAATTTAATCCATGCTGTGGCACCGACTGCGGTTGCCGTAGTTGTTGAAGTCAAAGAACCATTATCAGCGGTAACGCATATCCAATTAACACTTGTGGCCCTACGATATTTAAAATAAACCCCATTTGTATGATCTGCAAAAGAACCAAGCAGGGGAAGTGAATTACCCAAACCAACTAAAATTTCATATTCTTGAATGGCAGTAGAAAGTATTGGTAAATAAATTAATGTTTCAAAGAAACATACTCCATTACTAAGCAAATAACCAGACAGGATATCTAAGTAAACAACAATTTGAGCGTCTACGTCTGTGCCTGTTGATAATGCAATTATGCCTGCATGGTTTCCGTCAGCAAGTGTGATATCAGTGGAAACAGTCGCACTACCATAGGCTACACTACCCCACCCCCATTTCCCAATGGGTGCTACTGGGCCACGAAAATCTTCATCGCAATAACACATCTTTGATAAGTCGATTCCTTTAAAATCTAAATTACCCAATATGCTTGTATTGCCAAGACTTGAAATGGTAAACCTTGCGGCATTTGCAGTTGGTTCAGCAGCATCAGTATTCCTAAGCCAGACTGCAAAGTTTCCACGTTCGGCACCCGCAGTATTTGTTTCAATTTGTACTCCGAAATTTCCATAAGCAACATAAGCACTTGAAGCATTGTATAATTGAGATTCTATTCCTGCCAATGCTGTTGCAGTTGCCAATGGCCTTTTTAATTTCAAAATATTCATAAGATCAACGACAATATTTGTTGCACCCCTAACATCTAAAACAACATCAGGTACTGCGGTTCCTATGCCAACCCTACTTGCACCCCCATCAATAAAAAACATACTATTATTGGCATCCGACTCAAACCGAAAATCAATATTGGCGCCTGCATCGTTAAATGTGGTTTCACCAACGGCAAGTTTAAAAACATATTGTGCTACTCCAGCACTATTCCATATTCTAAAATCATTATCGCCAATAGCTTGAAACACCATTGAATTTGCATTATAAGCCAAAAAGAATCCATCAGAAGTAGTTCGTTTAAATCCTGTCCCATCATCTGCACCAAGTGCTGTAAGGAACTTAATATATTTATTATTTGGGATTACGAAACTATTTTCAACCGCGAAATTTCCAACTGTCATTGTCTCGCCAACTTCAAGTGAACCCTCTATATATCCACTACCATTTATGTAACAACCACCAGTTGGAACGACTGTGGTAATATTTGTTGACGAATTAGAACCACCAGCAGACTGACATAGTAATCCAAAAGAAGTTATATCTGAAGGTAAGGTTATTTCCTGTTTTTTTGTCACCGTAATAGCCACACCAATAACGAAAGGAGATCCGGCGGCATTTCTATAGAATAATTGCCAACTAGCTCCACCATTATTTACTACTGTTGTGGTAACAACCATATGTTGTGTATTATATAAATAACATGGTGTTTCGTCTTTTTGATATTGTACATGTACCCCAGATGTTGTTACCGTGGTATCAGTTCCAGATCTTAATGTTCCGATAGGAATATCAACAATTCTATTAAATTGTGCAGTGGTGGTTGCAATAGCAGTCATCAAGGTTGAACCAACGTACATATTTATTTGTTGTCCAGCAGAACAAACAATCATTGCATTATTGGCAGCAGAAGCATAATCAGAATATAAAGAACTCCCAAGACCAAAATAACCTATTTTAGAAACATCATTTGTTGATAACATTCCTAACCAACCACCGGTTGCGGTTGTTTCTAAACCGAGAGTTCCCTTGCCAGCATCTTTAATTGTAATTGCTCTATTTATACTCGCGGGAGTTCCTATCCCAATTTTACCCGTTACCGCTGTATCTCCCGATACGGTTAATGTTGATGTTGGTGCCGTTGCTGCCCCTATTCCCATTCTTTTGTTTGTTGTATCCCAAACACAAAAACAAGTTCCGTCTAATTGCGCAATATTTATTGCTGTAGTAGCATTAGCCGAAGGATATATATAACCACCATTTGTAATTTTAACATTTGCAAATTGTGGACTAGAAGTAGTTTTAACGGCTTGGTTTAAATAATCTGAAAATTGATAACCGTCCCACAAATCAGCGTTTAAATTAGTACATACCGTTGTAGAAGTAACTACTAAAGGGGCATTACCAATCGCTAAAGTATTAGTTAACGCGCCCGACATGCCTATGGTAGTTATTGCAGCCAACGCGCCAGCATTTTCTGTTACAGTTGACCAAGTTGGAATACCGGCCCCACCGCTTGTTAATAATTGGTGTATTGTTCCTGCGCCTATTTGTGAAAGTGCCGTTGTAGTTGAAGCATAAACAATACCGTATTGTGTCCATGAACTAACACCTGTCCCACCATCTGCAATTGCTACATCTGTACCACTAACCCTATAAATATATGCGCCACCAATTGTTGTTGCCGTCGGCAGATCAGTTGTCACACTTACAACACCAGCAGTTAAATAAGTCATTCCAGTTAATGCAACCGCTAATGTTGTTGTTCCAGTAACGATTAATCCACTACTTATTTTCACTATGCCAGTACCGACTTCTTTTGGATTTATATTTAAGTCTGTACCATCATAATATATAGAAGCGTCTTTATCATGCCCCCAATAAGTTTTATGGTTGTCACCGCCCAAGAAAACCTTGCCTCCCACATACGCACCGTTGTCATTAGTAGCATTATAAAATGCCCATTTTTTAGCATTGGCATCTGTTCCTGCACATGAATGAACTACATATAAACCAATTTCATCAACTGTAGGATCATTTAATGTATTGCCATAACCTAAACAAAAATATCCACCTATAGAAGTATCAGTAATTGAGTGCGGTTCAGCAATACCCATTATGCCTGTCAAACCTTGTCCTGTTGTTGCATTGGTTCCATAAGCATAAAAAGCCCCAGAAATAATAATTCTGTTATTACCACCTGGAGCTAGCTGCGATAAAACACCATAAGTATTTCCAGCAATAGCCATGTTCAAATATTCGTAACCACCACTTGAACTTATGTTGGATAGTTTTTTGATTCCCCAATCACCACTATTTTCTGCTGATGTTAAATGATAGTATTCGTTTGTAGTCCCACCTTGTTTGCCACCCAATAAATTATGTGTCATTGACGGAATTATAGCAAGTATGTCTGCATCACTTCTTACAAAATCTGTTTTACCGTCTGTCGGGTTTATAGTAAATTTCATTATGCTTTCTTTGAATATGTACTAACTAAATTCGATTTATTTATGTCGTCATATTTTACATGTAAATATCCAGTTATTGTTCCTCCAGTGTATGTTCCAGTGGCATATGCCCCGTTTATATAATATGTCCAAGTTTCAATAAAATTGACAGCATCCCATGATCCAACATAATAATCCCATACCCATTGGATTCCATCATTTTGATTAGGTCTACCTCCAACCATTATTTAACTCCTAATAAATACCATAACAGTCCTAGAAGTGCGCCGAACAAAGTGCTCAGCGCATATCTATGAATGTTTAGCTCTCGCTTTGTGGCAAAATATCTATCTTGTTTATCCATCTTAGTTTTAATCTCGTCTACACCTTGTTTAATGTAGATTATGTGAGTCTTAATAACTTCGATATCAGATTCTTTGTCACAAACGTGAGTTTTTCTCATACATCATCTACTTATTGCAAACCGCATTCCCAATGTTGCAATATTGTAGCATCAGCAAAATCAGCAGCGTGCATGAAGAATATAAATGGTACAATAACTTCGCCATTATCAAACGTGAAGGCGGCGGTTACTGTTGGAACAGCAGTTGCTCCACCATTTAAACTTCTCAGATACGTAACAACTCCAGCAGATGATACGTTAACAGTAACTTCTATGTATTGATCATCTGTTAAATTATCTGTAGAATCTGTAGTTGTTGTTGCACCATTGTTCAGAATGGTTTCAATCAATACATCTCCAGCCTGAACATTAATACATGCCATTTCATCATAATTATCAACAGCTGCTTGATATGCTTCAGCCTTACGGAAACCGATTGCAAGTTCTGCCAGTCCAGTTACATCATGAACAAGCACTCTTGCCTTAAAATATACTGCACCATCAGTGCCGACCACAAATGCACTTTTTGATCTAGCAGTAATACCTTGTGTATATTCTGCACCATCACCAGCATTCGCAACATCCTGAGCAATATCCAATCCGGTTGCACCAAATACTGGAGCAAGAATAGTCTGAGTTCCCTTAACATGCCATTCAAATACGTTATGATCTGTTTGCAGTAAGTTAACATCGCCAGCAGTTCCAGTACAAGCGCCAAGTCCAGCAGCTTTACACATAACAGGGTTTACTTCAAAATCCTCATATGTATCAACCCTATCAAACATGAACTGTTCAACCTTACTTGCACCAATCGAGAATGTAGCAGTAGTTACGGCAGCACTAAGTGCGATATCACCAGCAACACTACAAACTGTAGCTACACTGGAAACACCAGCAAGAATATAGTTGCTAGTAATAGCAGCCATTTTGCTCCATGCAATCGCAGCAGATGCATTTACGTCAGCATTTACAATTACCGCAGATGCTATTGCAAAAGTTGCATCCGTACCAGCAGCCGTCATTGTAAGATCTCCGGCTACCGCACATACTGTCGGAACTCCGCCAACAGCAACACCAGCAAGTATACAATGTTGTGTTAATGCAGCCATTTTACTCCATGCTATAGCAGCGGAAGCATTAATATCTGCATTGATGATAACAGCACTTGCAATTGCAAATGTCGCATCTGTGCCAGCAGCGGTCATTGTTAAATCACCAGCGACAGCGCAAATAGTAGCAACGTTAGCCACACCAGCAATTATCTTGTTTGCAGCAGTAATTTCCATTTTACTAAATGCGATTGCAGCATTAGTTTTAACATCTGCATTAATAATACAATCTGCAGCAATTGCGAATGTTGCATCTGTACCAGCAGCAGTCATCGTTAAATCGCCAGCAACGGCACAAACTGTGGCCACGTTGGCAACACCAGCTAGTATTTTGTTGGCAGCCATTATAGCCAATTTACTATACGCAATTGCAGCAGCAGCATTAACATCCGCGTTTATAATAACTGCAGGAGCAATTGCTACAACTCCAGCACTTGATAATGTGATATCACCAGAAACTACCCTTTCAGTTGGAACAGTATCAGAATGACCAATTACAATATAACCAGCCGTCAACGCTGCCATTTTTGACCAGGCAATCGCAGCAGCAGGGTTAACATCAGCGTTAATAATAGCGTCAGTTGTTATTGCAACTGCACCATCATTTGCCATTGTAATATCACCAGACACAGCACAATCTGCGGCTAAATTGCCAGCACTACCTACAAATAAATGACCACTAACTAATGCACTTGCACCGCCTGATGCAGCTTCGGCAGCAGCAATCAAAGTACCTAATTGTACTTTTCTTGCTGTACCATTCATTTTATTTAATTCATAAATTTCACTAGCAGTAATACTCATAAATTTTCCCTTTCGGACTTAAAGTCCCCATGCAGCGGAAGGAGTGGCAGACCAATTTCTACCACCCCTGTCTGCTTTTTGCACTACCAAAATCCTTTGTGTTCAGCATAAAACATCTCTGGATTTTTATTGTGTTTCATGCTGTTTTCAATGTAAGGTATAACCTGCATATTCCAAGGCACATGAAGTCCACATGAATCTTTACCTTTAATCGGATAATAATGGTCAACAACAAACTTTATACCGTATTCCTTTGTTAGTTCTTTGGCTAGTTGATAAAACGAAAGTATAGCTTTTTTATTATCATCACTCAAACTTTCATACACTTTACGTCTAGCCGATCTAACTCTAGATTGGTATTCAGCATATTGCTCAAGATGAGATTTACGAAATTTGCGTGTAGCAACTCTAGCCATAACTTTGGCTTCTTCGTTCTGCATACGTTTTTTATGTATCTCTCTCACTTGCTCTGGGTGGCGCTCTCTCCACTTTTTATTACCACGTTTAATTGCTTCACGACCTTCAGGAGTATTTTTATACGCAAGTCTGGTTGCACGTCTCATGTCTATATTTTTAATCCAATTTTCTTTGGCTCTTTTAGAGATACATTCTTTGCATTGCCTACGTGGTATCCATTTGCCACGATTATCACGCATTGAAAAACTCTCCAAAGATTTATCTATACCACAAGACGTGCAAACCATAAAAACCTCAATAAAATCAATCAGTTGCTAATAACTGATCGAATACACTATGCCGCAATGCGACGGAGCTGACACGACTAAATCCCCAAAAAATCTGATATCAACAATATAAGTGTACCCCGTGGTAGCACGTACAATGTAGAACTCGTTACCGTCCATGTGGCGTTTCCTATCAAAGAAATGAGAGCCGTGGAATTTCAACGCTCTCCAGTCTAAGATAAACATTGCGTCTTTTTCTTGTTCACGAACAGCAGTGATATCCATTTCGCCTTCTGGGCCTAAAACGGATACTGTACGCCATCCATATCCAGCCTTTTTATCAGTCACAGTAAATTGCCTTGACACTTCTAGTGACTTAGCGCAATTGCTAAAATTCTCAAAGTTCATGACGATTTCAGATGGATTGCCCTTACCTAATGTAATTGTTTCCATGAAAGCATCAAAAGTTTCGTCAAGAATATTACTTGCACTAATACTAGCACCACTAATTTGCTGTGATTGTGTGTATGGATATGATGTCTTTGTCACGTTAAAAATTGTAGCATTTCCGCCATTTGCATATGACAAAAGAGCTTTTCTCAAATCAGAAAAACCAACAGCAGCAGTTGGATCTGCACCTGGAATGTAGATCGCTGCGCCTTGGGCAACAGCATATGTATTGATATTTGTTGTACCAACCAATGTTGCAGATGGTGTAGTTCCACCAAAAGTATCTTCAACTGCTATAGTTTTTCCAACCATATCAATTGCACATACCCAACCGTAATCAGCAGCCGTTCCACTATCATGAACATAAATCTTTTCACCAATAGTGAATCTTTCTGGATGATTGACTGATAACAAACCTGTTCCAGCAGTACCGCCAGTAGCAGTTAGTTTATCAATGAAACCATTCATTAGGTTTAGAGAAATTCTTTCCGCCATTCTACCGATAAATTTATTGAATTGATCTGGATAGACTTTTAAGAAAGATGCCTCTAATCCACCATCATCGTGCAAATCTAAATCCATTTCATAGAACAACATTGTCCCCCAGAGTTCTCTGAAGGTGTCAACATATCCCAAAACTGGTTTAGATTGTGTGATGTAACTAGCATCAGTTAAAGCGCCGAATCCCAAACTTGATGCTTCTGCACCGTAGAAAGGAACTTCAAGGCGGCCCTTATACCAATTCTCATCTTTTGCAACTTTATTCCACATCCAATTTCGCTTCTTAACTTCTTCATCAAGAAGTTTATATGGCATGTACTTTTTCAACATCGTGTTGAAATCAGCATTATAACTAGTAGCCATGTGATAATCTCCTATTACTTACCCCTATGCTCTTTGGCAAACCTGGCTGCAATAGCCTCAATTTCCGCTAATGAGGTTATCTCTTTTTGTGTTGGTGACACATTAGAGTCGCCACCAGTATTCGGGATAGTATTTTTTGTTATTGTTTTTGTTACTATCTTTTGCGGAGAACCTCCTCCAGTCTTTGGCATTTGTGGTGCCGAAGTCTGTTGGATTTGATTACCGTATCTCGATAGAACATGATTTACAGCCTGTGGAACGGTCATATCAATGCCATTTTTGCGATAATTGAATAGACCCACTTGGGTAACCTCATCGGTAAAGGCACCATTGCCATATTTCTCGTCAAACCTTTTGGCAAACTCAGCCACTTCGGGTTGAGTTACTGTTCGTTCGAGTTCTTTGGCATGATAATCATATGTACCTTCGACATTTTGCTGGGTGAGCAATTCATTCTGTCTTTGAAGCAACATGTTTTGTCTACGCATTCCTGCTTCGTCATCATGCATTTTCCTTGCTTCAGGATCAGCTTGCTCATACGCCAATCGATTTCGCACATACTCATATATGGCATCATCTTTTATTCCGGTGATTTTGAAGAAATTTTCCATGTCACCTGATTCGATTATCTTTTGAACTTCTAGTAATCCGTCGTTCAATTGATTATATCTAACCTCAGTGCCGGCCAATTCTTCCCTTGTTTTCTCAAGTTTTGATTTAACTCCGTCAAGCCCGTGTGCTTTTGTATAAAGATCACGAAATTGATCTTCCGTGTCCTTTGTTACATAAGGCTTAACCCAGTCATCAAATTCCTTCTCTTCGTCATACACCTTGAACTTGTAGTTCGGCTGATAGGCAGGTTCCTCGCCCTTTTCAGTTGGTGCATCTTGAGCAGGCTGGCTTTCCTGTTCAGTAGGTTGTACCGATGATGGTTCAACTGGTTGTTCTGACTCAGCCTCACCCGTTCCAACCTGATTTTTAATTTCGTCTAACTTTTCTTCTAATGTCTTTTCTGGATTTTGCTTTTCCATAAAAACTCCTTGCAGCAGTTTACTTACCGCCGTTATTATTGTGGGGAATACCCCATTTCTTCAACAGGTACTTGCTGTCCTGTTTGACCCTGGTTCATTTGCTGCTGACCCTGACTTGCTATCTGAGCCTGCATACTTAAATCCATTTGTTGTAGATTCTCCTGGGACATTCCTTGCTGATTAAGACGTTTCATTAACCAATCTAGAGATTCAAATGGGATTCTTGCACGTCTGGTTTTCTGTGGGTTTGCTGGATCAAAGTTGACATAGAAATCAACACCAACCAGATAACCGCCCGTAGGTATATAACCAGCAGCAGCCGCTTGCACTTGAGCCTTTTGCTGGGCTACAATTTGTGCTCTTATTTGTACATTTTGTTCGTACATTTGCTTGATATTGTCTACTAAAAACTTGAAACTAGCCTGTTTCTTTCTGTGATTTAATCTTTTTAACGTGTACTCATTATCATCAGTTGGGTCAGGATCAATCCATTCACCCCTGTCCAAAGCCAATATTATATTCTCTGCGTTCTCATAATTGATTGTGAAGTCAGACGTTATTTGTTCTTTATTCAAATACGGCATATTCTTTATAACCTGGCCTATCATGTCGGGTGTCATTTGAGCAGAAGCATATTGAAGAATATGATTAAGACTGAGTTGCTTACCCATTAGCGATTCAATATCATCTGATCTTGGTTCAATCTTAATCTGATATCCCAGATCATCCATTGCCTTAAACTCAGGCATATTGATTTGCTCATTCTTTCCAATTATACTAATAACCATTTGGTCTGGACAATGGAACTTACATAACCTCAAAGTTAACTCGCATATTTCATTTAGGAATATCTCGATCTTTTCAGAATACATAGAGAACGCTTTTTTATCTCTCATACTCCTGAACAATAAAGCGTATGGATCTACTTGAGAAATCTTTTCCTCATTAATCTCTTGTATATTTGCAACTTGATACATCTCGCTAATTTGGGACATCATGTACTCTAAGTATTGAGCACCACTTCTACCCTCTAATATTTCAGGCTTAATACCCGTATATTGAACTCCACGAATACCAGCGATTGTTCCGCCCATACCCAATTTTGTTCCGGCTTGTATGAAAACTTTATCGTCGCCCAGAGTCACTTGATGTTCCGCTATTTTAGATGCTGTACGATTAATTTCTGCCTGATATGGTCTTAATTGTTTTATGATACTCTGATATCTAGGACTTGTAGGTATCCTGTCAAATCCAGTTCCTAATATCGGGAACTTACCCAAAGGCAATTCACCTTCGTCCAATATTCCCTTTTCCGTTGTAATATAAAAATATCCTTTTGGTAACAATAATGTCGGTCTGAAAAAATATTCTCTAATCATTACCTTATTTTTTATTGCTTCATATGATCCTGTTTGCCCGTTAAATACAGTAAACGTGTCCTTGGCTGATTCTGTTATAAATGCTAATTTGTCTGGATCGCTGGCGTATTGTGTTTTTAAATCATCCATGTCAACCATCTTGCGATGTATTAACCACCTGGAGTCTTCATATGATTTTGCTGCTGGATCTCTCAATAGATTGAATCCATAAATGCGTTCATACTCTATGTCACCACTCATAAGATTAGTTTGCTCAAGTACATCGCCAGATATCGGATCAACGACTTGTTCTACTGGTATTGATTCACCCTTATTACCATTCCATGTAGTTTTAACGAAACATTCACCTATTTCGATAAAATCAGACACCCATTCATATACTTTTTGTTTCATCTTGTGTTTGGCTTTAATATGTTCCCAAACACTCTTATGCAGTTCTGCTGATTTCCTGTCGCTGGCTTCTGATTCATTCTTGGGATATATGCCAACCATGGGTGCAGCATTTATAATATTATTTACATAGATACCGGTAATTCGCTTAAGATGGTTTTTAGTTATTCTTAATTTTGCTTCGTTGCTGAGTTGGTTCGTGTCTCTGATTCGCTCTAGATATCTAGGTCTCTTTTTATTGTAATGATTTCCCGTAACCAGTAAGATGTTACTGCGTTGTTCACTAAATAACTCACGGTCACAGGATTCGCCTTCGTTATATTTCCGATTCAGCTTTTCTATCGTCTGATTCAGCATCTCCAAGATCTCCATTCTTAATCATCTCTTCAAACCCAACAGGGTCAAGAAGGATTGCTTCGGAGATTTGCTTTTCTCTCAAACTTACTTCATCTTCAAGCAATGATTCCGCATTTGCTTTGCTTGCTTGGTTAGATGCATTAATTACACTTGTACAGGTGGTTGCAAGTGGATAATCATTTATGATTGCCCCAAATCGTATCTTTAACCCCCCGTAGACAAACTCGTTAACACCAGCTTGGCTACATGCCTTGATTATATTGCATATAGAATCTGGTGTCAATAAATTAGTTGTCTTCATACTTACTCCTCGTATTGTTGGTTCCAAAGATCAAACTCTTCATTTATCTCATCTCTATTAAAATATTCCTGTTCTTCCTCTATCTCGTTTGATGTCTTTTTAGTGGTTAACTGTTTGAGCCTGAACAAATCTCGTTCATCTATAATTTTAAACTCAACCTTTTGCTCAGTCTTTTTAGCATTTATACAACTAAAATCCCAAGGAATTGAAGCACATACATATCTTAGCGAGTCGACCAAATGGTCATTCTGTAAATTCTTGGCAACATTATTCTTTAATCCTATCAATTCGTTTACCAATTTGCGCGATTCTTCATCATCGTATATAAATAACATATCGTTTCTAAATAATGTGTTTACAATATTCTCGCCAATCTCATGACTCTTTTCCGCCGGCATAAACGGTTCGCCCATTCTCGCTGATATTATCTGAAAATCTTTTGATGCCCAATCATATATTTGTTGAGTAACTATTTGTTTCCCCTTCATTTCTTGATATTTGGTGAGAATGTCTGAGGCGGTTGTCTGTACTCCGTCACCACGCCAGCATCGGAAAACTCTGCCACTCGTATATGTCGGGTTCACTGCCAAAAATACGATTGCTGCTGGATGTCCTTTCTCTCCACCAGACCCCACATCTACTGCCGAATAGATACGCCATTCATTAAAATTAAGCATATGCTTTTCTTTAACATGCCTAGACCTATCAAATGCTGGATATTTCAATCCGCCACTAACTACAAACTTTCCGAATATTCTGCGATCTACTTCTTGTTTGGTGCCACACCTACGTATCTCTTCCAATATTCTTTCGTCTGTCCATTGAGATGTTTTACCGTCCATATATCTTTGACAATCATATAAGCTTACTTGTCGTTTAAATGCTGATGGGAATTTTTCATATTGGCCCTTTTCTTCCATAGTTCTGCGCCAAATTTCTTGACCCAAAGTTGCTGTAAACACCATATGAAAATATCCTCTAGTTGCCCTAATACGTGCTTGCAGTTCTGGCAAAATGTCTTCAGGTAATTCTTCATCTCCGAATATTGCATAACAGGTTGATGCCTGTAAGTCCGCTTCATCCTGTGCATATGAGCAAAAGTATATTGTGACCCCAGAATTGAATTTGATATTATGAATTGTCTTTTGCCTAATATCCGCAGTCCATCCATATTTTTTACTTTTTTCATAACCGTTCCTTGGTAATATTTCCTTTACCCACTTCTCGTTAAATTCATTTGTTGCAAGCTTAAGACTCGGGTACAAGTACCAGAATTGGCTAGGTTTACTATGCCACAGTTTTGGCCACAACTCTGTTTCTGTAGCCCAATGAATAGCCTTACTTATTTGAATGGTCGACTTGCCACATTGGTTCGAGCTACATATAAAATTATCTCTATTTGTCGAGTGAAAGAATTCATGTTGCCACTTGTACCAATTCCATCCAAACAGATGAGGCAATCCTTCCTTTATCTCTACTTCTCGCTCCAGGTCAGCTATTTCCTTGTTTGATAATTCATGCAGATTTATACCTAATGGTTCTTTTTTCTTTCTTCCATCTTTACCAACTACATTATGCATTATTGGCCTTGTTCACTAAACTTGGTTAATTTCTCTTTCAGCAACTTGATCTTCTCTTCTCTGTTCTCATCCGTGATAGCCTCTTCCAACTTAAGACTCAAACTCTTCTTTTCTATCCGCTGAGTAGCCATCCCCTTCACACGATTCTCAATCATCGCATATGCCTTAAGCACAAGCTCAGCACATTTAACATCTATCTTACCGTCTGGTTTCTTTATAGCAAAATCCAATATCTCTTCTACCCTTTTCAATCCTTTGTCATACAACAGGTGCAACTGAAGTTCATCTTCTATACTTTGGCTGAGTATCCAGGCAAGTTTCTTTGTGTTACATAGAATCTGCTTATATAGATGCATTTCCTGACAAACACCCCGCCACAATCCAGCTGTATGCATGGCAGTATTCGTTAACTGCGCCCTGTTATATTCACGCCAGAAGAGAACCTTGACCGCCCTATCTGTCCTGGTTGGCCTTACTCCTTCCTCAAGTTTATCAAGGTCTGTCTCAAGATACTCTACTGGAATACATTTTATGTAATTTGATATGACCGTTGGTGTAATGTTAACCAAGGATCTCGAATTATCCTTATCGAATATGTAACCGTAATCTTTTTCTTTTAATGCCATCACAACACTATCCGACATTACACTATACTAACAAGATTTTATTCCGCGGTCAACTTGTTTCTTCTATTGACAAATTCTGCCATAAATTTTGAGATATTATCTACTATCGGCTCCTCAAGAATACTCAATGAATGTCCACATCCTGTCTCATATAGTACTGCATGAATACACTCATGAAAGAACGTATGATTCTGATTAAACTTATCCATGGTTTTATCAATGCATATTATTTTCTTGTCCTGATCCAAGGTACCACAACATTTATCCACACCATCATAAACCCCGTCCTCTAACTTCACTTTATACGTAATCCCGAATATCTTTACATTCTTTGGTATCTTCATGTATATTATCCCCTAAGATAATATTTGCCAGTATACTCACAATAAAATCCATTATGGTCTGGTCTTATTATCTCTACATTGTAATTAATATCTTTTGTTCTTACAATACCAAACGATTGATCCCAATTCATATCTTCATCAAACTCAAGACACGCATTAGATAATACCGGCCTGTTAGCCAAATGTCCCAGGGAAAACCACTCAATAACCTTCTCTGTCCCGTGCATTATTGCTTTATCGGTCTTGTGAGAATGTCCTGACATCCCGCTCATGAGCGAGTTTCCCAACTCTGCCCTCGCTGGATACTTGCCACATTTTGTTCCATGTCGCAGTAAAAATGTTGGACAAATCTTTATCTCTTTTTCTACTCTTATATTGTACTTATCAATCCCAACCAGAGTATTAAATTCTAGACATTGCAACGTTGACAATGCTGTAGCATCTCCGCAAAGATATTTCCTTAACCTCTTTTCATGATTACCCAACACATAGACAATCTTCCCTTGCTTACCCAGGGCACCTCTGATTTGTCTCAGAACAATTTGCGATTCCTCAAGCTCAGATTGCAGATCATAAGCCCTGCGATCATCCTTGTTGTGCTTGCTTAATCTGAAAAAATCATGAATGTCACCAAGCAAAACTATCCCATTAAACGAGCCGTCCTCTATCAACTCCAATATCGGTACTAATAAATTTTTATCATGAAACGGTATATGCATGTCTGAGAGAACCAACCAAGACTTATCCCAGAAGTTTTCCATCGCAAATTAATTATAACACATATTGGATTATTTCACAAAAAAATTTACTAGAAATTTCAAGAAGACACACCACTAATCTGGGTGAACAGGACCGTTCTCTATGGCCATTACCCTTGAACCGCACTATAGATAGCCAAAATGCTGTTATGCGGCAATTATATCTTAACCTTATTGACGCTCTTCTCCACATTTCCGTAAGCCGTGGATACTCTCCGTTCACCCTTATCCTGAGCGTATTCTTCGGTTAATTGTCTCATGGCATTTTTGACTGTTTGGCTAGCACGCGTGTTGACGTGTAATGACTCCAACTTAGCATCAAATTTACCATTAGCCTGATTGTGCTTATGTATTATCACACTCATTCCCACTCCGCTATGGAGATATTGACTGTTTTGATATGTAGACAGTGCAACCCAACTACTATAAGACAACAGTACAACGCCCGCAAAATAAAAGCTAATTATTATTTCTAATGAGATATGCCCCCAACTCATTAGTTTTTCTAATGACCTTGACATGATCCTCCCATTTCTGCACATGCGCGCTGGAATGTTAGTTTATTATTTCCTTGGTTATACTGTCTTTATTGCTTACCAGGAAACGAGACTCAAGAATAATTAGTTTGCTGATCTTTACTATCTCGTCATCATCCATGTCATCTATTATGTCATCGAACATCTTGAACTTAGGTTTGCCGTCAATTGCCAAATAAAAGCATTGTTTTAACATTCCACGATAATCTTCTGTCTCAAGTTTATCTAAAAGCGCTTCCCTATACATACGCCTTTATGTAATATGCGGATTCAATGTCTGGATTTGTTCCACCATCAGTCCCCATTTTGACCTGGACTTGCCACCATAAACCTACTGAAATCGGAAACGTCACATAATAAAACCCATCAGCGTCTGTGGTTAACTCATAATATCTCTGGGTTGCATCGACTTTTCCAGTAGTATGCGTTTCATCCAACACTGGTGTCTCAGCGTCAACGCCCTCATATGTGGCAGCATCGGTTAACGCGGGTATGAGTTGTATGTGAATATTGTTCGCCTGATTGATATCTACTTCCAGCACCACGGTTAACTGATTGCAGTTCTTACAATCAATTCGTGAACCTATATCTGCAAAATCAGTGGTAGACGTTATTGTCTGCGGCGAGGCAAGCAATACTTTATAATCATCAACAAACTTATATAAATTCCTCGAAGTATCCATCTGTCATTTTCTCCTATACAAAAGATTTAATATATTTCAAACTGTTTACAGTTCCAGTTGTTCCAGCCGTTCCAGCACCTAACTGAACCTGCCAATATAACCCAACAGGAATGTTAAACCCCATGTAATAAATTCCATCAGCATCTGTCGTTATCTCATAATATCTCTGAGATGCCTCAATCTTACCCGTGTCTAAAGTCTCAGCTATGATCGGTGTCTCAGCGTCAACACCCTCATATAACGGCTCTGTAACACTTGTTCTAATCCAGGTAAACGCGCTAGTTCCATCAATCTCGCTGTCATATGCGTAATCTTCTGGATATTTTACAATACCCGCTTTGTCCTGAATGAAATCTATTGTACCATCAGCATTGTCAACCAATGTAAAATCACCAGTAAACCCAGTAAGAGCATTAAACGCACTCACTACAATTGTCGCTACATCAGCAGCAGTAGTAGCTCCTGAAATATCAGCACTGGATTCCTGATCACATGCCGCATATAATGGACTCGTTGGAGCTGCACTTGATCCAGTCGCATCCAGGTAAACCCCGTATCTTGTACCATCAACAGCAGTAACTATAAAGAAATCCATGTCCACGCAAGAAGCAAGAGCGAGACAAGATAATATGTCTATTTTCCTGTTGTCAAGTGATGGCAACAACTGTAACCTTACGTCTGCACTGTCGCTTATAGTTAAATCAAGTATGAGATTTATCTTGTTGCAATTCCTTCCATCTATCCGTGAACCCTGGTCTACCATTGACCCAGTAATCGTATATGCTGCACCCAATAACTCAACAGGATCACTCGTAAACTCAAATAATTTTCTGCTTGTGTCCATATAAGTACTCGCCCCCAATAATTAAAGCGGCCTATTTAACGTGCGGCCGCCACACACGACAAGGAGAGAAAAATATTCTCTACCCTAAATGTTACCCTACCTATAACACTATTGTCAAATTATTTCTCAGCACGAGATAACTTTTCGTAACATTGGTTGGAAAACCGGCGCTTCTCAGTCTTGCTCATGTTTCTATATGCTGCCTTTAAAGAATCATAAAAAATGCCAACAACCGCAGCAGTCTTCCTTAATAACTTTGCTTTCTTTCCACTCATATATTCGGTCATAATCAGACATCATTGCTTTATGTCCAATTCCTCCTTACTAATCCTAATATCACCAGTATATTTTTACGTCAATAACTAAATAATTGATGCAGTGCTCAGTAAGTCCGGCACCTACACGCCACGACCTAGTTGGTTTACTAGATCGCAGCGTGTAGTCTTATTTTTTAGAAAGGAGATACCTCAGTTATATCGCACGCTAACCTGTCTGTCAAGCGTTTTGTTATGTCCCGTGAGTTTTTAAGTTGTTGTTTTTAGTGGCAAACTTATCTTATAATTCGATAAACCCAACTCAACGACCCCTACCCACCCCTATGAGAGCCTTACATATGCTGAGCCTTTCACGCACGCATGGATTCATTAATATGGATGTCCTGCTCAGTAACTATGAATAGTACGACTGCTATATAGAGAGGTTCAGTATAGCAGAAGTCATATAAGCAGAGGTTATATTATATATAAGCGTAGGTTATATGAGAAGGGGTTTGGTACTGAAGGTGTGCAGCAATTAAACCACCCCACATAAGCGACTACAACTATGCCACATTTGACTACTCACTGACTACTCACCGACTATGCCAACATATTAAGCAGCGGTCAGCCAAACAGGAAGCCACTTACACAAGACTGACCATACGTTGCCATACATATATGGCAGTTTCCATCATGCGTTAACCACTTTGTCACCACCGTTCAACATGCACGTTAGACGCAGCTCATTATTCTATACCCCACTTTGACACCATGCTTCTTAATAGTCACTCACTTTGGCACTGGTGCTCAGGGAATATTAAAGATACATCTTACTGAGTCAATTTTGCCTAGGATATCAGGTTGAAATTTTTGCTATTAAGGAACGTACGCGTCAATTCATTTATATATCTAGGCTCAAAATTTTGGCATGTTTTCTGCACTATCTTGAGCAGCGGCGCCAAGCCGAGATAGTTAGGCAATAATGCTTAACTCACAAGGAGAGACAATATGTCACAAGAGAAGAGAATGTTAGAATTATTAAGCTCAGGCAAGAGTTTAATAGAGGCAAACGGTATCATCAGACAAGAGCATAGAGATCAACGCGAACAAGACAAAGAGCGCATAGTTGTTAGTTGGGCTAAGGGATTATATACACCGCCCAAAAGCAATAGGTCTATCACGATTATAAACATAACTAACACTATAGACGGCAAACCTATAGACGATTGGGGTTCCAAACAATCTATGGGGAAGAATAAGATTAATCAAATAGACGCTTTAGTTAAGAACGGCGAATGGAATAAATTAGTTTCAGCAATCAACGAGTAATCTTGATTGACTGTACGATAATCTAGCGGTGGAAGGGCCGCTAGGTTGTCATATCGTCAATGAAGGCGGTATATATACACAAGGAGAGTATAGTATGATGAGAGCATTTTTTCTAGGTTTAGTATTGGGAGCAAGTTTATTTGCAAACGTGGGCCTGGGAATACTTCTGTTAACTCAGCCAGTAAAAACTAAAACGGTCTATGTAAGTAAACCATGTGTAAAACAAACGCCGCTTGAAACCACAACGACTTCGACTCACATAAAAATTTATAAGTAAATCATTGACAGTTTTGTTTTACAGTGCTATTTAATTTGTCTCACATAAGGAGAGAATAAAATGTTACAAAATTTAAAAGAGAAGTTATTATTTATTCTAGTCGCTTCAATTGGTATCGTCATTGAGATTCAAACATGTTGGCTATTGTTTGGTGGTGCGACATCACGATGAGAAGCTTTGGTAGAATAGCAATTGTAAATAACCCATAGATTATATAATAACTTATTATAATCCTTGGGATATACAAGCAATTGTATAGCTGATAGGCTGCAATTTCCCCACTATCCCACATTGTAGCCCTTCAGATATGCAATAGACATTTTGCATATCAAACAATGCTCTCTTGTGCAAGCGCCTAGTTTTGCACCCTATTGTGAGCTAGGCGCATTTGAAAAAAGAAAGGATGGGATTATGAAATACAACAGAGAAAATGCATATAAAAATGGAATTTTCATTCAACAAAGTAGCAATCAAAAGCGCCGTAAAGATTGGTGCGTAACATTCCCAATAATAGATAACACTGGCAATACTTGTATATTCCCAAGTGAGTACTTTAAAACCTTTAGTCAAGCGCTTACTTGGGCGAGACAGTATAAAAGTTCTGATTCAAGATGCAAAACACTCCCAATATGGGCCAATCAGTGTTTATGGCGGGGATGTAGAGGAATAAGACATTATAGTTTAATTCAAACTAAATAAAAAGAGAGGTAGGTGTAAAATGAAAAATAATCCTTGCGCTGTCTATATATTAAAATTAGATTCAGATCTCACAATCAATCGTAGTAAAAAAACAATCCTGGAACATAATGAAAAACAGCTCGACAAGATTATAGTCTCATTCATTAAAGACAAGCACACAGTTTTTTGTTCCTCAGTGTATACGGAAGCAAACAAATTATTATTAAGAATTGAGGCTTACAAAATACAATGGCTGGACTAATTATGAAACGTGGTGTGTAAATTTATGGTTAGCCAATGATGAGTATACGGCTAAAACACTTGAAGAGTTTTCAAAGAACGAAGATGCTCAAGGACTTAAGAATTACATTGAGGAAGACAAACCAGAACTTCGCGGCATGTGGTCAGACCTTCTTGACGCTGCATTGAGCGAAGTTGATTGGTACGAAATTGTGAAATCGAACCGTGAATAGGTCACACCAGGAGAAAAATAGTTGAGGGGATTTTAGGCAAAAAAATTTAATAGATTACTTGACGATTACTTGGCAATCAAGTACTTTGTCTTTACATAGGGGGGATAAAATATGCTCTTAAAACATCTATCAAAATTTAAACCATTTAAAAAATCTAAGTATTGCACTTGCTGTGTAAAATTAAAACCGCGCAATCCAAAGTTTTATTTTAGAGATAAAACCCGCCATGACGGTTTAAGAAGTGAGTGTAAGAAATGCACAATGAAACTAAGAGCAAAACAGCAAGTTGCTAGGAAAACCGCGCGCTCAATTCAAAAAGTTAAGGTAAATAATATATAACTAATTTTAAGGAGGAAACATGGTAACACTAGCAATTGATATCGAGACTGTAAAAAATTCTAACGCTGAAAAATACATTGAACAATTCAATCGTTATGAAGCGCCATCAAACTACAAAGACAAGGAAAAAATAGAACAGTATATTTTGAACGCCAAAGCAAAAGACCTTGAGCAAGCGGGTTTACATTGGTGGACTGGAAAAATAATCTGCATTGGTTGTTATGATATGTTGTCTAACACCGAGTGGTTTTTTTATGGCGATGACGAGCAAAAAATTCTTGTTGATTTCTTCACGCTTCTTGAAACAAACAGTTACACAAATATAATCGGAAAATCAAGCAGTGACTTTGATATACCTTTCATTATTGGTAGAACACTAAGACACAACATAGGTTTACCCACAATACTTAGGCGCACAAATCTTGATGATGTAAATAAAATGTTTTCGTTTTCAAAAACATCATCTCAAATATCTAGTCTCGCTAACTACGCTTGGGGACTTGAGATAGAAGGTAAACTGGGGCATGGCTCACAGGTACAGACAATGTATAATCTTGCAATGTTAGGCGACAATAAACAATGGCAAGACATTGCAAATTATTGTAAGCGGGATGTCATGATTGTAGTTGAAATGGTTAACCGCTATTATAAATGTTTTATTAATCAGAAAGGAGAACCAAAATGTCCATTGAAAATGATTTAGTATTCAGGAAAACAGAAGTGTATTCAGATTTCTCTAAGTTAAACAAACTGATTTATGGGTTTCCCAAAACAGGTAAAACCACTCTTGCCAGTAAAATAATTGTGGATAAAAAAGAGCCGTTATTTTTGACAACTGAACAAGGGCATAATGCAATCAGTGTATATGCCCAAAGTTTACTTGATGCAGACGGGAAAGACTGGGAAAAATTTATCAAAGTTCGAGATTATATCTTGGAGCAGGAAGACAAAATAAAGAATAACTTTTCCTGCATAGTGATTGATTTAATCAGTGATCTTGATGACATGTGTACAAATTTTATTCTCAGAAAACACAAAGTTAAATCACTTGCTGACTTAGATTTCGGCAAAGGTTGGTGGCTTCAACAATCAGAATTCCAAACTGGAATCGCTCCATTGTTTAAAAACATGCCGATTATTTTTATAACACATGCCAGGGAAAAGGAAGTAATGTATAACGGAGACAGGGTCAGAACACAAGCGCCAACAATGACATCACGTGCATTTGATTTTATTAATGGTAAAGTAGACATAATAGGATTCATTGTACCAGCCAACGACAAGAAAGAAAAACCTACCATAACCTTTAGACCTAGCACAATGGCAATTGCTGGCAGTAGATTTGACTTTATGACAACAGATTTCGAACTTGATTACAATGATATGGCTGGAAGTTATAGTAAGATTAACGCGTTCTTTCAAGAGAACAGACTGAAAGGAAAACAAAATGATACCAAATGAAACTATGAAAAGTTATGTTGAAACTGTTTATAACAATATATACAAAAAAATACGTACGCCACAAAGTGACGGGGGCTTATTAACAGCAACCATATGTATTATGGAAACTGTCAATGCTTTGACAGATGAAGTGCGACAATTAAAAGAAATAGTAGAGCGTACTTGTAAACCGAGCAAAAAACAAGCGAAAAGGTTTGCGATAAATAATTTATTGTAGTACAATTTTAGTATTACACATTAAACAAAAGGAGAATTTATGCAGGATTTTTTTGATTGCACAGAAGAAGATTTAAACGTACCAAGCACATTACAATTTGAACCAGGAAACGCCGCCGAGTTCACCATTTTAGCAGACATCAAACAAAACAATGACAAAGGTTATTTGTGCGTACCATGCAGAGTAAACACTGGCGAGCACAAAGGTAAGATTCATTTATTGTACATTCGTAAAGCAGATAAAAAAGGTTACTCTTCATTCATGCAGGCGTTCTGGAAGAGAGAAGATATACTTGAGAAAAAGGCCAAACCGTCTTCACTTATAGGTAAATCTTTCAGAGTGGTACCGACTCCATTATATGAATATCAAGGTAAAATGTATCAAAACTTAGAAAACTTTTTAGACATGGGAATAGTGGGTATATCTAATGCTGATACAAAACCAGTCGCAACCGACCTGCCATTTTAAATATTTAGCCTGGCATGTAAAGGGTGACAATCATTTCAAGGGGCAAGTTTTATTAAGTTTGCCTCAAATTAATATAATAGTAAATGATTTAATGAAAAACCCTACAGCTCAAAATATATTTGAGACAATACAAAATTATGACAGTGAAGGTAATATACTTTCCTGTCCTGTTTATGCAGACTTTGACGGTGCAAGATCAGTTAAGGATGCCAGAAAATTCGTAACCAAATTTGAAAAGTTAACTGGAATATATCCGAACATATTTTTCAGCGGGAATAAAGGAATACATTTAGTAACACCATTTATAATTAAGCATCCAAAATGCCATCTTGTTGTACAACATATTGTTCGATCTTTGTTTGATGCCGAATCATTAGATCATCAAGTTTATACTAGAAGAAGATTATGGCGAGTGCCTTCCACATATCACACCAAGAGTGGATGCTATAAAACATATATTAGTCCAGAAGAATTGTTCACTTATGATTTAAGTGATATGTTAGAAATATATAAAAGCAAACCGGCCTTCCCCTGTATTATAAAAAATGATTCTACCATACACATAAAAAATGATGTCGTGAAAAACATGGTTGACGAAGCTAAACGGGCAATAAACAAACAAATAAAAAGCAACACCGTGAAAGAATTCACAACAAATGAATCATGGTCTGTGAATATTTTCCCATGTATTCGACACATCCTAGAAAACTGCCCTGAAGATGGGGCAATGAACACCAGTATATGTATTTTGGCAAAGTTCTTTAAACAACACTCGATAGATTGTGAGAAAGCATGTAATATAATCATGGAACAACCGCACTATACTATAAGACAGCGAGAACAGGGTGACGTGATTAAAGTTATATATAGCATTTACAAATCAAATGTTAATGGTAAGGTAGGATGTAAATTTAATCATGAAGGAGAACTACTTAGAAAGTTCTGCGATGTACTATGCTATATAAATCCAGAAAGGCCATGGTTTGCAGATGAATAAAAATAAAATTGAAAGGGGATAAATTATGATTAATGTTCATGGAATAGCATTAACAATTATGTTAAGTTTTGTAGGAAAACCATATAAATATGGGGCAAGAAACCCATTAGAAGGTTTCGATTGCTCAAGTTTTGTTATTGAATATTTAAAAATGTGCGGTTTACTTCTGAAAGAATATGATAATACAGCACAAGGTTTATTCGAAAGATATTCTGCCAGTGATAGAGAAAGCAAACCGGCGGAAGGGCACCTTATCTTCTGGAAAAACAAAGAAGGTCACATATATCATGTTGGTATTTCATTAAACGAATTACAATATATTGCAGTAGATGGCGGTGGGCCGGAGGTAATTACAATTGAGGATGCAATTAATAAAGACGCATATGTAAAGGTGAGATTTATTAATTTCGATATTGATAATAAAATATATGTTAACCCATTCAATAGAAATTGTGAGATATGAAAACAATAGTAATACCATTTGCAGTACAACAGACAACAAAATATATGTAGACCCTTTTCTGAAAGGATGTGAGCCGTGAATATAATAATCCCTTTTGCTGTCTTGCCACACAAACGACCAAGATTTTACAGAGGCAAGGTTTACCAGCCAAAACAAATTGAGCTGATAAACGAGTTGATTAAGTTTAAACAGGAAACAAACTGCAAATTGATCAAGGAAAACGTATCCTTGCGTTTGTTCTTCTCATATAAAAACAACAGGCGGATCGATCTCGATAATATTTGCAAAAACATTTTTGATGCGTTGGTTGTTGCCAAGATAATCAAGGATGACGCGCAAGTTTACAAAATTGAGGCAACCAAAATGTTTAAGGTAGCTAAAGATATGGCCTTAATAGTATTGGAGGAATACAATGCCCCTATACGAATATAACTGCGATAAATGTAACAAAACAATAGAGGTTCTTGTTATGAAAAAGGAAGATGAACCAGTAAACTGCGCGTGTGGTGGTGTGTTATCCAAATTAATATCCAAATGTAGTTTTAAGTTTAACTGTCTAGGCTCAAGCAAGGACTATAAACACAGAGAAGAACAGGCACAGAGAAGGGCTGGAACGTATAGCAAGGGAGCAAAGCTTGACTAAGGAGACAGCGATAACCAGATATTATATCCTCTGAAGAGAGTAACCTAATTCAAAAAAAGGAGAACCCAATGCTTAGAGTAACCATTGAATCGTTTCCCCATAGCCAGGAAAACAAAGCGAGAACGATAGGATTAATCTATATCAACGATAACAATTCCTGCACCAAGGAAAACTGCACGAATTTTGACTACCAATGGCTAGATAATTGTGACATGGGTGGGCATGGTGAGATAGATAACCACAACACGAATGATGAGGTGTGGAGTTTGCTATTAAAGATATTTAAAAAAGAGTTTGATGCCTAAAAAATTATCTTGACACAAAATCATTTTCATGCAAAACTAAAAGAATCGATAGAGCTATCAGGATAAAAAAGTTACAAAGTGGTGAAGAGCCACACCGTAGCTCGTGATAGCGGGTCTAGGGGACGGTTTGCAACTGACTACGAGTTTGCAGATTGTTGTTGCGAGACCAAAAAAAATTCGCAACAGAAGCAATCCAGGGCGAGCCTGGCGATCACGTAGGGCTTTTTAGAATTCTAAAAACACCGGATATTTGAAAAAAGAATCAAGCTTATAGATCAAAAAGATGTTGCTTGAAACTAGTGACTAGGTTAGGGGTGTATCTAAAAATTGTGTGCCTTACGCATAGTACAGTGGGGGAAGTCTGGGGGTAGTCTTTAAATCAGTAAACTGTGGCTATATAGCTCTACTATGGCTCTACTAGCCGTGTAGTGGTTCTATAAACCGTGCTCAGATAACTGAACGCCATCGCTCATATTGCTGAACAAGCATGTTCATAATACTGACCACGTTCATGGTATCTGGAAGGACGCCCATAATACTGACCACAACGCCGAGCGAAAAAATCATCTTTAATAATCTATAAGTGTCTCTTAAACAAAGGGGAGGAAATATGTCTAAGTTAAATTATAAAAAAGTATGGAATATAGTTAAGTAAAAAAACAAGGGGGGATAAATGGATCAGGAAGTTGACGCCTTTAAGTTAAGACCATATCAAAAAGACTGTATAGAATCTGTACTTACCGAACTCAAGACCAAGAATAAAGTTGGTATTGTGATGCCATGTGGAGCGGGTAAAACGGAAGTATTCTGTGAGGTTACGCGCGGGTACCTGTCTGAAAACCCTGACAAAATGGTGCTAGTGTTATCTCACCTGTCAATACTTACCACCCAGACCAAGGCGCGGTTTGCCTTACGTACACCTGAGCTCAAGATTGGTGTGTTACAGGCCGACATAGAACCAAGTCCAGACTCACAAGTCGTTATCAGTACAATGCAGTCGGCAAGGGTAGAGGACAAGATAATTAACTGGCTATCTGGTGGCAGCGTTTTCCATGGAGACAAGAGAACTGTCGGGTTAATAATTGTTGACGAGATGCATTACCTAACCACAAACAGTTACGAGAAGGCGTTATCTTATTTCAAAGATGCCAAGGTATTGGGTTGTACTGCTACTCCATACAGGGAAGGTCAACTGATGACCAACTGGTTTGACTGTATAGCGTTCTCTATTTCCATAAAAGACCTTATCGAGCAAGGTTATCTAGTAGAACCCAAGCTCAATCAAATAGTCACAGAAACCACGTTGACGGATGAAGACAGGATGGCTAGGGTAACTGACTTATATCTCAGACAGGAGAAAGGACAGAAGGCTATCGTATTCTTGAAGACAATTGAGGACTCCAAAACTATGTCATCTGTTATGGTGGATCATGGAGTTAAATGCAAAACCATTACGTCAGATTTAGAAAACGATACCCGTGATGAAGCACTTGAAGATTTTCGAAATGGCGACACTGAAGTATTGACAACGTGCAATGTATTGTCGCACGGATTTGATGCTCCTTGTTTGCAGGTTATCTTTATGCCTTATGCAACCACTTCACCTACGCTATATCTTCAACGTATAGGTCGTGCATTAAGACTTTTTCCAGGCAAACAGAATGCCCGTATATACGCGTTTGGTGAGGCACCTAGTATTAGACGTGGATTGTACGAAAAGGTACAGGACTTAGTCCTTCTTGGAGGTCGAGTAGACACCACGAAAGAGATCTGTGACATCTATGATGAGCTTGAGTATATGAAACTTAATGGAGATACCAAATCGGAACAATATATATATACGCGCAGGGTTGTCACAATTGCTGACAGAATCAAACAATTGGGTATGGTTGGGTTGCATAAACTTATTATATCAAAACAATTTCCTAGTAGGTTCTTGAGTTCTGATATGTTTCTTAAGAACTTACATCCGCGTGATGCTACAACCATGACTAATGGCAACCTACCATTAACACAAAAACAGATACAAACACTCACAATCGCGGGGTTTACTAAGGCTCAGATCATGCAAATGAATAGAAGTGATGGTGCTTATATGATTGCCACAGTGAACACTATGAGGAAGAACGCACTAGAAGGTACGAGTGATATATTGCCAAGCGGTGTTCATATGGGTAAACGTGTTAAAGATACGCCTTGGTACTATAGGCGCTGGGTATTGGCTAACCAGCCGCATAGTGTAGTTAGTAAAATGATACGGAAATTTGGAGGTATGTAATGGAAATAGATAATTTAGAGAAGATACTGGCTGGAAGAGAAATTAAGCGTAAGCAGATGAACAAGATACAACGTAACAATTACTTCAAGGCCCTGAGGTCTACGGCGCAAACTCCAACAATTCGTGCGTTTTGTTGTGGGTGCATAGGGATGGCAGGGCCAGAAGAAATCGTCGATTGTAGGGGCTTTTCCTGCCCGATGTATTTCGTTAGACCTGAACAGTATAAAGATACACGGGAAGTTCGTAAAATTGTATTGTCTAAAGAACCTAGGGAAAAATGGAGAATGCCGGCAGGATATAGATTCAAAAAAAGATAATATATGTTGCATTATATCCTGATAAATATTTATGGCCAGCCGCTAGTCAAGTAAAAGAAAAATTTGGTACCTTGAGGTTTTATTTGACATGTGGGACGGATGAGATGTACAAACTTATTACGGATTAATAGAGGAGGAAAAATGAAATTTGATATAAACAATATGGATGCTAAACAATGCAAATATTGGCAACTAGCCGACAAAGGGGTGTGAGTGCAAATAACAATAAACAAAGTAAATTACTGCTTGAGATTTAAAATGTTTAAAAAGTTTTGGTTTGAATATTGGCTTCCTGCCTGGCATGAAGGAAGAGGAAAATATTTAACAATAGGTTTTTATTTTGGAGCTTTTTATAGAGGTTATTAAATAATCGCATAACGTAATATGCGACAAAGCGGAGGAAAAATGAGTTTAACAAAACATGCAATAAAAGAATTAACCCTTGCTAAATTATTTGACAAAGATAGTGTCTATGGTGGAATGGTTGGAGAGGCAGTAAGGGAACTTATAGAAGTCTTTAGCAGACAAGGCCACAGCGGCGCATCCGCTAGTATGATTAGGCAAATATTTAATATCTTAGCAGCTTTTAAACCCCTAACATCTTTAACGGGTAACGATGATGAGTGGACTGAGGTTGGCAACGGTGTATTTCAAAACAATAGATGTTCTACAATTTTTAAACAAGCAGACAGGTTTGAAGGTAAGCCATATAATATTGAAGGTAAGGTGTTTTCGGATGATGGCGGTAATAGTTGGTATACGGGTAAGGGTAGTTGTACAATGGTAGAGTTTCCCTATATACCCAAAGAACCTGAAGAACTAATGTTAAATATAAAAAAGGAGGAAAAATGATAATAGAAAAACATATAAATTTTGAAGTAGCTGAGAAAGATGAACCTGAGAAAATGACATGGAACGAAGCGATGGATAAGTTTAAAGACAATAAAGATGGTTGGAGATTGCCAACCAGGGAAGAATTGTTACTGATGTACGAACATAAAGAAGAAGTTGGTAATTTTGAAGAGGATTGGTACTGGTCCGCTACTCCGGTTAAGCACCATATCAACTTCGCGTACCTCCAGAACTTCTACAGGGGCACTCAGAATTGGAACTACATGCTCGATCATAATAGGGTCCGTTGTGCCAGGAGTATAAAATGAGAAAATATCGAAGTGAGTTAGTTCGGCTTATTGCGGGAATATTTATAGAATGAAAATTGAATCTTCTAATGTAAAAATGATTGATAAATTAAGACAAGAACAGATTGATAAATTTCCTTATTATGTGGACAAATGGATAAAAATTGGATTGTCTACTGAAAGAATTGATAGAAAAGAAACCACTGAAAATATAAATGAATTTTATAAACAAATTCTTAAGTTAAATCCCGTTCCAGTTTTTTACTTTTCTAATCCTGTTGTTGCTTATTTATCCATTTATTATATTTATAATTTATTAAACACAAAAGGGAGCCAGGTTTGGAGCCAGGTTGGGGACCAGGTTGAGAGCCAGGTTGGGAGCCAGGTTAGGGACCAGGTTAGGAGCCAGGTTGGGAGCCAGGTTTGGAGCCAGGTTGGGAGCCAGGTTAGGGACCAGGTTAGGAGCCAGGTTGGGGACCAGGTTAGGAGCCAGGTTGGGGACCAGGTTAGGAGCCAGGTTGGGGACCAGGTTAGGAGCCAGGTTGGGGACCAGGTTGAGAGCCAGGTTGGGAGCCAGGTTGGGAAGTTTGTTCGGCCCTACTGTGACGGATATTGGGCCTATTGGAATAGTTTTTATGATTTTTTTGAGAAAGAATGTAATGTAAAATATAATGATAACTATAAAATTTTTACAAACATAGCTAATGTTGGGCCTTGCTATCCCTTACAAGAATTTTGTTGTGTCTCAGAAAAACCAATAACTATAAAGATGAAAAATGGTAGGCTTCATAATGAAACTGGACCTACTGTAGAGTATGAGGGGGGGCTATTAAAGGTTTATTCGCTAAACGGAATAAAAGTTCCAAAAGAAATAGTAATGACCCCCGCAGATCAATTAGATCCCAAAATTATTCTAACAGAAAAAAATGTAGAAATAAGACGCGAGATTGTTAGGAAGATTGGAATTAAAAGAATTTATCTTGCCTTGGGTGCAAAAATTATAGACAAACAGGGGACCTATGAGCTAATATCTTTAAAGTTAGAAGACGAAAGAATTCGCCCTTTTCTTAAAATGAAAAATCCAAGCATGGAAGATGTTTGGCACATAGAGGGCGTACATCCAGAATGTAAAACAGTAGAAGAGGCCCTAAAATGGAGAAACAATATAGATAAATGGGAAGAACCAATAACATTAACATAGGAGGAAATATGGCATTTATTCAACAAGGGGACATTCTGTTGAAACGCATTAAAAAAATTCCAGAAAAAGGATTAAAAGACTTAAAAACAAACATATTGTTGGAAGGAGAAGCAACTGGCCATTCTCATAAATTAACCTTTAACGATTTTGAATTTTATGAAGATGAAAAAAAGAATAGATTTTTGAAAGTTATTAAGAGTGGTTTATTAATCCACGAAGAACATAAAACTATTGAAGTCCCGATAGGTGATTATATTGTTGACAGAGTCAGGGAATATGATCATTGGGAAGAAGAAACAAGGGCCGTTACTGATTAAAGAGAATGAATGATAATATTGTCGAAATAGAAGACTATAGAAATGGGAGAAAAAATGAAATACTTTATACAACAAAAATGCCCGATATGTGACGGTCATGGGAATGTTGCAGGTGGATTTTATACCGCATTGCCAGGATGCCCGTGGTCTTCAAGTACAATTGCAGAGATGTGCAGAAATTGTAAGGGTGTGGGTGTAGTTTATAATTTGAGCGAGTGCAGCAACGGGGAAGCAACACTAAATAGAGGAGAAATAATATTAGAAAAACATATAAATTTTGAAGTAGCTGAGAAAGATGAACCTGAGAAAATGACTTGGGACGAAGCGATGGATAAGTTTAAAGACAACAAAGATGGATGGAGATTACCAACTAGAATAGAATTGTTATTTATGTATGAACATCGTGAAGAACTAGGTAATCTTAAAAAAGTCTGGTACTGGTCCTCTACTACGTACATTAACTACCTCGCGTACTACCAGAACTTCTACAATGGCATCCAGTATTGGGACTACAGGTTCATCATTAATAGAGTTCGCTGTGTCAGGGATATAAAGAAGGAGGAAAAATGAATAAATATTTACAAGTCATAAGGAAAACTGCAATCGACTACAAGGGTTCATATAGTGATGAAGGTGTTAATCCATATGAAACAGCAATGTATGAATGCAATGGATATATAGAAAAACTTGAAAAACAAAATAAAAAATATAGGGAAGTGCTTGAACAATATGCAAATCAATTAAATTGGAGTGGAGATATAATGGAGCCAAAAGTAAATTGTCATTGGTATTCAAGAAATAATGGTTATGAATTAGCCCAAGAAGCATTAAAAGAAGGTGAAAAATGATAATAAATGAAACATTTAATTTTGAAGTAGCAGAGAAAGATGAATCTAACGAAATGACTTGGGACGAAGCGATGGAAAAATTTAAGGATAATCCTGAAGGTTGGAGATTACCAACTAGGACGGAATTAATGTTAATATATGAACATAGGAAAGAAATAGGTAGTTTTGAAAAGGCTTGGTACTGGTCCTCTATTACGGACGATAGCATCGGCGCGTACATCCAGGACATCGACGGTGGCCTCCAGGGTTGGGATTTCAGGCGCTTCATTAATAGAGTCCGTTGCATTCGTGAGATAAGGAGGTGAAAAATGGAAGATATGAAACCTGATGAAGTTATAACATTAGAAATAAAAATAGAGGAATTAGAGCGATTAAATGACTTTTTAAAAGAGCAATTAAGAAAATATCAAAAGACAATGAATGACTTGTTGATGCCAACAAAACTATGTAAACATACATGGGAACCTATTAATATTGGATCGTATGATAAAGAGCACACAATAGGAGTGGGTATCTGGTGTGCTGAAAAAGGTTGTAAAGAAAATATTTTTAATTATATTATGCAACTCGAATATAGAATTGATAGAGTTGTTGAAGTTATGTGTGACGCAGACTCATTAAAAAAGGAATAACTATGTATTGACATTAATCGTTAATATTGTATATACTGTATATTATAAACTTTATTTGGGGGTTAAAATGATTTCATCTACATTGGCACTTGTATTAGGTTTAGTTATTGTGGTTATAGACTATGTTATAGGGAAAACCGCGTGGATACCAGCAAACAGTTTGCTTGCTATTATCCTGTCACCAATTGAAGCTGCCATTAAAGCACTTCTTGGGATAAATAAATAATGCAGTTTGTAGAACTCGCATTAGCCGCATGTCAAGTTATTCTTGCCTTTTTCAAACAGATCCCTGCGTGGATTAAATCTGGGCAAATTGATAGTCTTGAGAAAGAAAGAGAACGATTGCGTGTTGCGAAAGATGCCTGCACATGGGCAAAATTCTTAGGAAAGTAAAAAAGTGTTATGTGTGTGGTAGGGTAAAACCCTACTGTGATTTTAACAAGAACCGTTCTAGACCAGACGGGTACAAAGAGGAGTGCAGACTATGCCAAAAAGCACAAAGAAAAGCAAGAAGCCGGTTACCAAAAAAATTAAAAAGTAATTTGAATCATCCCACGATTCAAGGGGTAAGAGAGTTACAGCGCGCACAGAAACTAGAGGTTAGCATAAAATATGCTGTTGATAGGTTCATGCGCGCTAGGCTTTTTCTGATTAAAACACTAGCCAAGAAATACAGAAAACAACCTGAAAAGGAGACTAAATATGCGGGAATTATATGTGATACTATCCCTTCTGATGATGAGTATGGCGCTTCTTATCTTGATGACCTTGGCTTCCTGTCAGACTATCAAACCGAAGGATTATGTGTACGACCTGACCCAGAAGACTGATGGCACAGTTTACCTGTGTTCATGGGAAGACATCACAATGAAAAAGAAGGTGTGCAAAGAACTTGAAGAATTTGATGTGAATGCCTGGCGACTATTTAATGATGCTGCCCTTGAGAAAAAGTTTAACGACCTATTCAAGAAATACTCTAAATGTCTCTCGACGAAATAACCTTTCCGTGTGACAAGTGTGCGGCCTGTTGCAAGTCAATTGGATGTCCGCATTTAAAGGATAACCTGTGTGAAATATATGATTCCAGACCAAACGTATGCAATAATAAATATGTGTATGAACATTTTTGTAAAGATGTCTCATGGAACGAATTTGTGTTGTTGTGTAAAGAATATTGTGCTAAACTGAGGGGTGAGTATGAAAAAAATATTTGAGTTTAATTTGCCAGAAGATAGATATGATTTTGAAGTACATAGCAAAGCTCCCGAAATGGCGTGTGTGCTGACCGAAGTAGCTATGATATTACGTATTGCCACCAAATATAATACGTTTGGAGACAGACAATTGAACGAATCAGAAATAAAATTGTTTGAAGAATTGCACGGATGGTTTTATAAGACTATTGATGAAAACGATTTAAAAATTGATGAATTGTAATTATTTGACAGGTGCAAATTCTATTCCTTTTAACAATTCAGGATTGTCAAGTGGGGACTTCGGCCCCTTAGGTTCAGGTCTTACCCGTTTACGTTGCTGACTTTCCATTATTTTTTCAAGTTCTTTATTACGCCTATATGATTTATGGGATACTGTTGCTTCTCTATACCAGTTCAGATATCCCAATAAGTTATATTCAGCACTCTCTACTTTGCCAGCTTTATGTTTCCCTAGAGCACCCATTACCTGATCTATTATTGGTAATGGGAAAAAGGTTGTCCATAACTTTTCCAATATAACCACGTTGTCTTTGGTTGCTATAGGATTGCCTTGTTTATCTATTTTAACTCCAAAATATTCTGGATCTTTGCCTAGTTTCTGTAAGGCGTTTTGTATTGCCAGCCATTTGAACCCGCCACCAAACATATATTTCTTGCCCTTGCCTGTTTCATCTGCAAACATTGAATCCATAAGTCTAAGGTTAGATGGTAACAGGGCATTCTTGGTAAACATATCATAACCATATGCAAGTTCTATGGGGGTTTTCAGAAATGGACTCATCTTAGATAATATGGATGTTTCTAACATGTCTCCGGTTGGATCAATCATATTTATAGCGTCAATAAAAGAACTTTTTGGAAATGTTCCAACAACCTTTCCATATTCGGTATCATCTAGGTATCGTGGTGCTTGTTCTTTAATATATGGGGGCATACCAGCATATTCTTCTTCTGTTAACTGCCGCCCAATCTGTGCCCTTGCTTTGGGTAACAATTGTACTTTACGTATTTTGGTATAATCTGTAGCTGACTTTAACCAATAGGGAACGTTTCTGGAAAAGAATGTATAAAATGGCATTATTCTTTTCATTACGGATTGTTCAAATGCGGTTACATGTCTATAATCAAAGAAAGTATCCTTAACTATTTGTGAAGCCATGCGCTTGACTTGGTTCGCAGCCATCAAATCAGCACCTTTTTGACCGGTAAAAAGTGTGTTTTTCAGGTATTCATAAGTACCGTCCTTCATGAAACCATCGCGCACGTTTTTGTAGGTAGTCATTCTGGCGGAAACTTCCATGGCGTTTCCCCACTTCATAGGGCCAGCCTCTAGCAACTTTTGTTCAGCAGAGACAAGTCTGCCGCCAGTTTGCCTGTATAATCCTCCCAGTATATCTTTTGACTTTTGCAAAAAAGTCTTAGGATCTTCTACAAAATCTTTAGCCAGTGTTGACTTTGTTTGCAATCCTTTAATGGTATTATCTATTCCCTGTTTATACGTGTTATATTGTGTAGATTCTATGATACCATATTTGAGTCCTTCAAGCATTTCTGGATCATTAAATTTTTCTAATCTATTGAGGCGGATTCTTTCTATATCTTTTACCAATGTCCTATTCCATACAGGTATTGAACCCATAGTGGTTTGTCTCATATTACGAAAGCCGCCTGAGACAAAGGCTTTGTGCATATTATCCCAGAAGTTTGTAGACAGCCACGACAATGAGGCACCCAACACATTAATCTTAAACAGATTATGCATTTTATCATATCCATGCAAAAAGTTCTCTGCCGATTCTTGAAACTTATTGGTGGGTTTAGTGTTGCGAATATGATTCACAATCTGCATAGCCTGACGTTCTTTGACAGTTAGGAAGTTCTTTGCAGCCCCATCAACATATTCAAGATATGACTTGTCCAAAGACTCAGGAGTTAATTTAATTTGTTTAATTATTTTATTTGCAGAATCATCTGCCTGCTCAGTCAATACCAATTTTATATTATCAAGTGTTAACTTTTCTCCTTTTGGTATATATTGTTCTGGAATAGTTTTAACTAGATCTGATAATTCATCAATATTTTTTGCCTTTTCCACTTGTAATATTTTATTGGTTAACTCATTGTCTATACCATTTATCAAAGCACATCGTTCTGGATCTGAATATTTGTATTGCGCAGGATAACGCCTGGGTGTTACAAGCCCGCCATCCTCAAGATATGCTGCTCCACGAGCCATATGAAAACGCTGCTTACTGGTGGTTAGTGTCCTTATCACGTTCTCATATTCCTTGAAATTGTTTGGGGTAAACACATCATCGACGTGAAAAGCTAACCCAACCATATTATTGTCAGTCATTTTGTTGTATTCTTTTACCACATTCTCGTTATGGGCAACCCACTCGTTTACTGATTTAATGATATGACTTTCTTCTTTAGCAAACATTTCGGGCAGAAAATCTTTAGATAATCTGTTGGCATCCATCGTGGCCTCGTTAACCACTTTATTATAAGCCATTGGTATCTTACCAGTTTGCATATATTTGTTATAAATATTTTCAGGCAATTTCCCGCTGAGTATCTGATTGCGCATTGTAACGGTTTTATTTTTCATTTGGTGCATTATATCAGTTAAACGAATCACATCTGCGCCTTGAAGTTCACTTGTTATATTGAACCTACCTTGCATCATCATATTTTTAAGGTAACCCAATTTATTGAGTGCATCTCCTGCTATTTCTGTAGCTTCGGCAGCACCCATTGGTGTAGTCATTTGTTTTATTCTGCGTTCAACATATGACGAAACTTGTTCTTTCCGTATTAGTTTATCTAAATCATCTGCCATTTCAGACTTAGGGAATATTTCAAATGCTTCTTTGTAGGCTAATCTTCTAGCACCAGCTTCCGTCAAACCAAACGGTTTGCCTTTCTCTAGTCCTCTGGCTGCCTTCTGCCAATAATCAACCATGCTGTTTGTGGCACCTTTTGTTATTTTCATTATTGATGGGAATGTTTTTCCAATGCCATACACGGCACCAATACCAGCCGCAGTATTTAATAATTTTTTAGATATCGGATCGTCTGGATTACTTGCTGCATACCCAAAATATCCACCAAATGCGGCTCTGGTTCCTGACATAAACTTACCATATGACATAGCATCTTTTATAGCATCGACGTTTATATTCTTTAATGCTATTGCCTCAGCATCAGATAGTTTGAGAGTTTTCTTTAAGGCATTTATGTTTTTGTCTGTTTCGCCTACAGTTTGTGCTGTCTTGATTGTATCATATATCTCTTCACTCGATTTTATTCCTAGCTTTTCTAGTGCTGGTTTAGTTACTTTACTTTCGATATTTAACAATCCTTCGCCAACATCACCTAGTCCTTTTATAGCCATGTTTGCTTTTCTCAATTTTGATAAGTCACCAAATTTAGTGAATTTTGCAATTGCACCAACTCCAAACGTGGCATAAGTCAACGGATCTGAGATAACATCGACACCGAAATTTAAAGCCATGTCACCTATTCTTTCAATTAGAACATCTTTATTTGCTCCTGTTGCAAGTCTAGGTATTCCCAAGGCATCCCTCAGATCTGCCGCAGTTCTTGTAGTTTTTCCTTTAAACGCTTCTCTTAGATCATCCCCCATATTTACTGGGATTCCTTTTAGTTTATATAATGAATCAGTAAGGGTAGTTCTGCTAATATTTGCACCATAATCTAAGGCAGTCATTATCCTGTCTGTAAAGCTTGGTATTGGTTTAAGTTTTGCCCCTTTAGCAAAAGTAATTCCCTCTAGTAGAGCAGGATTTTTGAATGGGTCTTCTTCAGCTTGGTTGACCGCTTTAAATTTAATTCCTTCAAGTAGCGCAGGATTTTTGAACGGATCTTCCTCGGAGGCTGGCTCTCTTGATGATGATGGTTCTGGAATTACTGTTGGTTGAGTTTTGTTTGCTCCCTCAACATAGTTCAAATAGTTTATTATGTCTTGTTCTGGCATAATTAATCTTCATACTTCTTTAACAGATTTACTCCACTTTGTTCAAGTATAATAGCTTTTATTTGAGCATCGGACGGCATTTTCATTTTCCCACTTTGGAACTCTGGAGCATGTAAATTCCAAGCATTGTCTTTCCATCGCTTTATTGTTTTAGGAATTTCACTACGACCACCTAAAACAGTTGCCAAAGCATCATCGGCAGGAGTGTTATATTTGGACGTTAATGCCCTAGTCTCTGCTTGTGTGTGTGCTGCTTGGGTTGCTTTTACCATTGCCGTAAATGGATCTATTGCCTCACCTCTTGCTGTTGCCGCCGCTTTCTCAATGGTTAATAAGTTTTGGAAACCTGCTGATTTAGCTTTTACCTTCTCGGCATGTGTTAAATTAGCCAAGGTTTTCAGTTTCATGTATGTTTCAAAATCTTTAGTTTTCCTATCTTCAATTAAGTTGTCTATCTGTGCCGCCAATAATTGATTCTCCTCACGCGTCTTCGGTCTATTATAAAGTTGGGTAAGACTTGTTCCCGTTTCTTTATCAATCAGTGCAAACATCGGAGAGAGGTCAATCTTCGGTTTCTTAGATAGCAGATCATCTCTAAGTTCTTCTAGCTTTTTATTTCTTTTCTCGTTAAACAGAAGATTAGATAATGTTGTATCTTCTGTGTCCCTCTCTGGAGACATTGCTTCTAATAATGCCGCATTGTAATCATATCCACTTTTGGGCGGCGCTGGTTCTTGTTTGGCTGGTGCAGGCTTAGATGATGGTGCAACCTTTTTTTCTGGATACGCACCATATTGTTTCTTTGGTTTTTTATATGTAGCGGCTCCCCATAAACCTTTAGCCAGCGTTGCCATTGGTCCCCAACCAACCTCAGTCTCTCCTTTTTTTCTTGCTTCTTCGGCTAATTTTGCTGCTCCACCAGAAGGACTAAATGCGTACTCTTTAAATTCTTTCCAACCAGCAAGTTCTCTTGGAGGTTCTGGAATGATTGGTGGTGCATATTGTGTCTCGATTGCTGCTTTTTCTTCAATTGTTGCGGGCTTAAGACTAAGTAGATTTTTTAAATAATTAACCTGCTCTTTTGTCTTTTCGTAGTCTTGTTCTGTTGGTTGCTGCATTGGTCCTATTAGTCTTTTTAAAAATTCTATGTCCTGGGCATTTTGACTAGGACGATTAAATATATTTGTTCCAGGTAATGCGCTTAAACCAGCCATGGTTTTTCTCCTATCTATTTAAAAGAGTTGATAATTGCTCCCATTTATTGGGATTATATCCTAGACTTGTTTGTGCGGGTGTCAGTAAGTTATATTGTGCTTGTTGTGCTGATGGTAAAAGAGCAGCAGTTGGCATGCTGGATTGATAACCTAATGCACTGGCCGGTTGTCCTGCTGGTGCCATATTGGTTAAACCATAATTTAGTGATCCAGGTGTTGTTGTTGGTGTAGCAGCGTTAGCGCCAACACTTGAACCAATCATAGCACCAGTTCCGCCATATCCTAACATGCTTTCAAACATGCTGGCAGGTTTAACAGGTTGTGCTTCATGCCCCGTCCATGGTGAATATCTGGTTACCTCAGCAGCCAATTTCCTTTGTTTTTTTTCTCTTGGTTGGTCAACAAGAATGTTTTTCGCAGCACCAACACCCATTCCGATTAAAACACCAGCTAAAATTGGATTCATAATATACTCCTAGTTTTCAACCCGAACAGGTTCGGGCATTGTTACAGTGTCTTCTTTGTCAATTTTCACATCAAAATGATCACCAATAAATTTGTCACCCTTGTCCTCTTTTTCTTCTTCAGATATCTGGCGCATACCATCAGTTAACTGCATAATCTGATCTCTGAGCCAGGATATTTTATCTTCCTTGGTAGCGTCTTTATATCTTGGAGAAGCAGGCATATCTTTGCCAGCGTACAAGTTTGCAAGCATTTGTTGCGCCCTTTGTAATTCTTCAGATATCTCACCACGCTTCATTCTGTTCTTGAAATCTTCCTTGCTTACATTAAAATCCCATCTACTGAAAAACATATTACTCTCTTTCTTTTTTGTGTTTCGCTAATATTTCCCATTTGCTGTAAACTGCTGCACGTACTCTTTTCTTTTCCTCTGGTGTACCATTTGCAGATACACGCGCAAGTGCGTTGCGGGCATGTGCTAAATCATGAATAGGATATTTTTCCTTTCCAGGTATAGCAAATGAACCCTTTGGTAAATCGTGTTTTTGTTTGTAAGTTAACTTAGCCATTTATCTTCCCACCTTTCTGCGAGTACCCGCAATTATTTCCCATTTATTCTTAGCCTTTTTCTTGCCACTAAATGAACCATATTTTCTAGTCCACTCTTTTGCAAGAGCAGGCTTATTTATATACATCCATTGTTCTTGTTTGCGTGATTTAAACGGCACCTTATTTACTTCCACCAGATCTCTCTTGCGCGCTTGCTTCTTGTCCTGCTGCCCAACCTTTCATCTGTGAAGCATACAAATCAGCCAAGAAAGCATTTCTAGCCATTTGGTTTGCCTGTGCAGCCTGGACATCCGCCTGCATTAGAGCAGTTTTCTGTGCTTCTCCCTGACCAAGTAAACCCAATTGTGCTTGTTGTCCTGCTCCACGTACTCCTTGTTGCAATGCCTGAGCATTAGCCATTGCTTGATTAGCAAGTTGTTGTCTGGCTCCTGAATAATAACCACCTCTCATTCCAAGTCCTGCTCTTGCTTCTGCTGCTGTTCCTCCTGCTTGCATGGCCGCTTGACCTAATTGAGTTTGTTCTCCTGCACGTTGTTGAGCCAATAAATATTGTGTTTGCTGACTTGGGCCTGTTGGTATATTGGCTTGTTGTGCTTGATAACTATATTGTGGCAATAATTTTCCCTGATTAGCGCCACGTTCTTGATAAGATAATCCCTGAAATGTAGGTGGCGCGCTAGGAAACGCCCACGGATTATATCCACCACCTTCACCGCCTCCACTGCTACCCATATTATATCTCCATGTCTAGGTAAATACAGTTACCTTCTGCACCCATAACTCTGAACCCATGATGTAAACAAGCGTGTAAGGAATGTGTAGGGTGAACATTTGATTTAATGAAAACCATTGCTGTCAAGAAATTGACTCCGCGTTCTTTAACTATCTTTTTAAACTCTTCCCAAAACTCATGAGAATAATTTTTACCACGATATTCTGGAAGCAAATAAGCATCAGCAACATGACAAGTTGCCCCAGTGATTATATATGATATGAAACCAAATCTTCCTGGTGGTTCATATATCTCTACCTGCCTTACTTCTTTCTGATATTCAGCATACAGTTCTGACACTTTAATTCCCCTCGTTACAATCAAAATCACTATAAAAAGACATGTCAGGAATTACATTATCATCATCATCTGGAACCATGTTGCTTAATGTTTGTATCATTTGGCTTTTTTCGTTCTGTAATTCAGCAATCTGCACCTGAAGCAATGGACTGGTTCCTTCTTTCTGTAAGCATTTTATTTTTGCATAAGCCACGATAAAATTCTCAAATTCTGGAATGTCATGAACATCATTATCAGCAGACAATTGTTTCGCGTTACGAATATAATAAACCGTTATATTGGCTACTGGAGTTGATGCGGGCGTTGGATAAAGTCTTAAGCGGACCCCGTTTGTTAAATCATTCAATAACAAATATGCAAAACTATTCTCTGGAGATGCTGTAATATCATCAAGAGCATATATATCCTCCAACTTACGTATTCTTGGAATTATATACTCAACATTATTACCATCATCGTAAACTACTTTTCTTATCTTGTTTGCGTATATGTCCGATGGCAAGGTAAACCAAGGCAGTCCAGCACCATGGACGGTTAGTGCTCCAGTAGTCAAGAAATAATCTTCATATAAATTATGAATGATACGTTCTGCCTCAGATATACCACTATTTATATATGAATTGAGTTCAGTAGTTGTAATAAATTGTTCCTCTTGCATATCTATGTCGCGTCTTATTTTTATTCTTAGATCTGATAGTATCATTTTACCCCCCTAAACATTACCAGTAACGTCCTTGGTTTCCTGATAATCACCCCCCACGTTACCTATAATATCATAATCCTGTACTATCGACTTCAATTTTAACACCTCGCCCTTTGGCTGTCCATGAATTTCCCACTTTTGAGCCGTTAATGGTAGCCTTCTATTAGTATCCGTAACAGTCAAGGTTACAGCAGAAGGGCGCGCTGTTATCAAATAGTCATAAGCGTAGTCATCAAAAATCAATAGATAATGAGTCCCAACACCCTGCGTTGTTAAGTCTATTGCTGCTCCACCGGATGTTAATGCTACTTGGAAAAAATTAGCATTTACAACCAGGGCATAGTAAACCGTGCTGCTAGATAGTGGTGCTGGAAGAGTGGTGCTGGATGTAAATTTTATCATGGTTCCATTAGATAATCCGTGTGAATCAACTTCAATCCAGTTTTCCGTAACATCTACAGCGGTGGTTGCAAATGCTCCATATGACCCGTTTGCTCCACCATATCTATATTCTGTTGAAAGATATAATCCTTCTGGAGATGTCAAAAATGTACCTGCCCCTATGGTTACGGTCTTTGTTCCTGCTCCACTAGAGGTGCAGGTATTCCCAAGTGTATCTGATTTCTGGATAATTGTATCAACACCAACATTAGTAAGTTCTAATTGTTTATGTTTTGTTCTTAGGCAACCAGCAGTAAAATGCCTAGATTTTATAATGGCATTTGCCTCATTTGATGTCACATAATCAGACGGTAATGTTTCCGTTATCCCATGATAATTCGCTGTTCCATATTTAATATACACAAGTTGTTGCAATGTTCTAGCTGAAGTTGAGGAATTATCATATGAATTTGGCAATAATGTAAGTGTAGCGTTTGTCTCATATTCCGCAGTCATTGAAAACTTAGGCACCCATTTTTTGTTGGTTGGGTCACCATAATCTATCTTTATCGTTCTGTATGTGTGTTCAATTGCATATTCTGGATATGTTACCGCACCAGTTGTACCAGTCGCACAGACATCTGTATATTTCCCATCATAATGTTTATAAACAATACCATAACTATCTACATCCTGACCGCATCTTATTAATTTGTCTTCTGAAAATAATATAGTAGTTGCCCCGAAATAGGTGGCGGATGCGGGTGGGCTTATTGTGGTAAACGCACCAAATGTTATATCGTAAACATACAACATATTATTATCTGAACTTGTCGAATCATAAGTAGCCCAATATATACGATCATTTTTCTTGTCATATGATCCGCACAATCTTATTTTCTTATTATCAGAGTCTATTAAAGAGTAGTAGGTATCTTCTAGTTGAAAAGATATCTTTTTAACAGTAAACCCGTCGGTTGCAAAGAACCCATAGTTGCCAGCCCAATATAATAAATCTCTAGTTCTTACTATTGATTTATAACCAATACATCCAGCCTTATCGTCTATAATAACAGGATTAATTTGACCATTTCCAGTTTCATCAAAATACCCATCAAGACGATATATTCTGTTATCTGTAAGAGCAATTGGAGTTTTGCCTATTGAACTTAGTCCTTTTAATGTACCTTCTACATCTACATAAAAATTAGCAGGGCATGAATTAAGATCACCCATCTGAGATTGTTGTATTCTGAATTTTAAATATCCTGCCGGCGCAGCTCTTGTATGCGCCGTTGCTGCAACAGGAGCAACATATACATCACCATACCATGCCATATCATTAGCAACGGTTACATATTTACATAATGGTGGTTCGTCGTTTGTTACAGAATGATTTGTTAAATTTGAATATAATTGTGGGCCAGTTACTAATGCTTCATCATTAACTATATCTGTATATAAAGTTGTTCCCTGAGTAACAGTATTAACCAAATAATATACAGATCCATTTCCAGTTGTTCTATAAATTAATGTTTGGATGTTTGCCCAATCCCAAGCACTATTTCCTCCACTATTATTAAATTGTGCAGGTAGATTAATAACACATGGTGCAAACATATTTCCATAAACAGTTGCGGTAGCGGTGCTGTTTGCGCTAACTGTAATTGAACTAGAACTTGCTATTGTTAAGATAGTACTTCCAACAGGTACTCCAACCATGTCGATAACTGCGCCAACAGGCCAATTTGTTACGCCTGTATTTATATTATCTATAACTGCTGTTCCGTTATGTGTGTTTCCAGAAAATGCTATTGAAGACGCAATAGCAGAGTCTGTTACTTCTAGTGCTGTTGAAGGAGCGCTGAGTATCTCATGCATGCATCCATTAATTGAATATTTATACCAATGAACAATTCTATATAGATACGCATTTGATCCACTAATTGACGATGCCTTAGTTGGAGTAGATGGTTTTGGTAATCCTAATGAAAATGCTCTTGCGTTTGTAATAGCATCATATGGTCTATCATTTTTTGCAAATCTTACACCACGTTTCTGTTTGCTTGATACAATTATTTGTTGTTCTCTCATTATATCGGTATCTATATTTATTGGCGGTGTTGCCCCTAGAAAAATATCAAGTGCATCATCAATAATTTGTTTGACAGAAACATTGTCTATAATTGTATAATTTGTAGTTACTCCAGCACCATGCCAAAATGATAATGTTTGTAGACCTGTCGCATATGGTTCTATTACATAATAATATGTATTGTCAAGACTTGAATACATTGTTGGATAGATATTCGCTTTTACATCATTTATAAAATCCCTAATGTAACTATTTGTAACTGAAACCTTCATTGAATCACCATCTATTGTCGCCTCAAATGTAAAACTTAATAAATAATATCTTCCATTTGCAAGTGAAAATGTTGTAGACAATGTTCCAGCAGACGCATTACCCTTTCTTATATTATCTGTTGCTGGCAAATATTCCCAACCACCAGTACCAATTCCTGTCCATCCGTTTGCACATTTATATGCTGAATGTGTTCCAGTTCCTTGAGTGGTAAGGTTTATTGCTCCCCCACCATATGTTGCAGATACCTGAAAAGTATCATTTGTTTTACCCACAACATAATAAACCGTGTCAACGGCCAATGGATTTGGCAAACCACCGCCTGAATTGGTAAACTCGACGGGATCATTATTTAATAATCCATGCGCCGTTATCGTTATATATTCAGTTGTAGTGTTAACTGCTGCTGGCAAAAATGTATTCACTAATGTGGGATCGAATGTTCCACTTGTCACAAGTTCTGTAGATAATTTTGTTCCACATGGAGTTGGAGTGGCAACATAATTGTAAATTTGATTTTCTGCCTGGAAATATATAAGTCCACTTAAGGGATAATAAAACATTCCATCTATGCGTTTTGCGCCAACTGGTTGATACCATACACTATTATATAAGTCACAACCAAATCTAGTTTTGAGAGATTTATCTTTCTCGATAAGTAAATTCTCACACTTCTCGCATTGGTTAGGGTTCGTATTTATCAGGAGATCTGTGATGCCACCACTAAAATCATTAATTACAAGTTTAGCCATAAAATCCTCATGTCCATGTAGGTTCTACCTGACATGGCCAATCACCCCATATTGCAACAGTTATTATGGTCGCAGATGAACTCACATATAATCTTCCGTTTGTTGCACTATTATCATAATAGGCGTTTACATTGGTTGTTGTTTTAGTGGATGCAGCCAATGCAAAATTCCCATTAGCTAACGTCGATACTGAATTACCAGTTATCACTAAATAATAATCGGCATCAGCATTATGTGTTCCGCATATCTCGCATTTGGCTCGCCATGAATTATCACTAGTTAAATATTTGCACCCTCTTGCCCTGACAGTGGCCCAAGCAGTCACGTTTGTAGCAGTTATCGTCAGGGTGTACCATTTTTCTTTGTAAGGAGAACTGTTTATTACATACCACAATGATCCGCCATTAGACTGTAAAGTGATAAAATTATCATATAAATATAACGTCTTTGATGTTGAATTGTCGTCAAATCTATCACTTCCTTTAGTCTTTATTACAAAGTCCGCATGTCCGGTAGATTTATTTTTGATGTATAATATTCTATTAGGATTGTTAATAGCGAGTGGTAATTTTAATTCTTTTGCCGCTGAACTGTTTGTGAATATTATGGTCGAATAGTTATCAATATCAGTCAACTCATAATTAGAGCTTGTGCTGAGTAATAAGTTAGGATAATTCCAGACAGGAAACGTGCCGTTAGATTGCAGGATTTGCTTATTCTTACCCTTGCCGAAATTAATTGGTTTGCCTCCAGAATAGATAAGCAGGGAACCATCTTGGTAGAAAGAATCACCGAGATCAATCCCCTGTTCTCTGTTCTGCTTAAGTAATTCTGAACGCGATAACTTATCTGCCACCTAATCTCCAATAATTGGGTACAATACCTCAATAATTTCTTTTGATAATTTGTCAGGCATGTATGATGATTTTATCATGTATAAATCTATTGTAACATCTTCCTCTATAAACTCGTTAACCTTTTTAATCTTTTCGTCAATTTCTGCAATAGTATCCTTGTACTGTTCCTTAATAGGTTCTAGTTCTTTATTAAACTCGTCCATGTTTTCAATATCATAAGACATCCCATTTTTAATTGCTTCACCCTTATCATCTTTCTTGGCATATTTTTCACACAATGCAATTCGAGTATTTTGAAATTCAATAAACTTTTCAGTTGGTTTCTGAATTTCTTCAATTGCCCTAATCTCAGGTTCAATTATACGTTTGTTTTTGATGATTGCATAATTGAATCTAAAATTATCAATTGCTTTTAATTCACCAGATTCAAACACATTCCACATACTTACAAGTGACGCTCTTTTAATCTCCATAAATACTCCTTGTTATAATAAGCAACATTGCCCATTATGGTTTAATATCGATATTAGCAGCGGTTGCGGCATCTGTCAATTCCTGTTTCTTAGTATCTAAAATTTTATCATCTTCCGTATCAAGATACTTCATTGATGCTATTAGATTGGCCGCCATGTTTGCTATTTCTTCATACTCTTTTATCTTAATTAAAGCATCTTCCAAAATCTTTTTTATATCGTCTTTATTCATTATAATATATCTCCTTTATCTTGGTGTTGTGTATCTAATACCGCTAGTATGATAATCCACATCCATAACTCTTGCCGTTGTTCCTACAGTTTTGCGTATAGAAAGGCTTGGTGTGATCAATCTTCCTGCAGCT